CAGCGTCGAAGTGCCCGCCACCCTCGGACGCACCTTCTCGTTCCACGGCTACGTCAGCACCTTCGCTGCCGTGTCGTCGATGATCCGCAAAATCACGCAGGCCTGATCGGAGGGGCCGCCACATGGCGACCTACACAGTCCAATACGGAGTCATAGTCCCCGGCTACGTCACCGCCACCACATTGACCCCCAACGAGATCGTGGTGGGCGGATCGGTGACAGTCGCAGGTGTGGGAGCGGCGTACAACGGCACGCACACGGTGTACGCCCTCCCACAGTATTTGCCGATCAACGTCGACAGCGACGGCATCATCGAGTACGACACGTCGTATCCGATCGCCAACGCGGTCATGTGGGCCGACGATCAAGACCCGGAGTCAATCAACGCCATTACCGGCACGATCGCCTACACGCCTGTCTGCACTTGGATCACCTACACGCAGATTCAAGATTGGCTTGGGATCACGCTTGCGGGCGGAGCCGAAACCGCGTTCCTGACGCAATGTGCGGCCGCCGCCAATGCGTTCTGCTACCGCCGCCGCGAAGAATCCGGGTATGTGGACAGCCTGACCACCAGCCCGTCCGGTGACGTGACACTCGGAACGATCATGTATGGCGGTGCCCTGTACCGTCAGCGTGGAGCCATCGACCAGTTCGCGTCGTTCTCCGACATGGGGCAAGCCCCCACCACGGGCCTGTCACCGCTCATCAAACAACTGCTCGGTATCTCAAGGCCGCAGGTCGCATGAGATGGCCTACACCGACCTGTTCAACGAAGCGATCGACGACCTGTCCGCCACGCTCGCCACGATCAGCGGACTGCGGGTCGTCACCGACCCCGCCAAGATCAACCCACCCTGCGTCTTTTTGGATGCACCGTCGTGGGAATCGTGGAACGGCAACATCGTAAAGATGACGTTTCAGGCTCGAGTGTTCAGCCTCGGCCCATCCAACCTTGACGCACTCCGCGACATCCTGTCCATCTGTGCCAAGTTGCTGGAAAAGAACGTGGCGGTGATGGACGGCCGCCCAGTGTCCATCCAAATCGGCGGACAAGAATTCCCCGCCTATGACCTCACAATTCCCCTACAGGCACAGGCAGGTTGACAATGGCACTTCGCATCATCTCCACCCGTATAGGCGAACTGGGAGCCATCTACGAACCCACAGAAGGCATCAACGTCCAAGCGTTGATCGCCGGAGGTTTCGTTGAGGAAGTCCACACCGCCGGTGGCAAATCTGCTAAAAATAAGAACACGGCTCCCGACGCTGGCAAACATCCCAAGGAGTAATCATGGCCACGTCGACCTACCTGTCCAACCCTGTCATCACGATCAACGCAGTCGACCTGAGCGACCAGTGCACGTCGGCCACCATCAGCCAAGCGTTCGACCAGTTGGAAAACACCGCGTTCGGTGACACCGCCCGCAAATACACTGCTGGCCTCGAAACCAACAGCATCACCGTCGAGTTGTATTGGTCGACCGCCTCAAGCGAGACGTACGCCAGCCTCAAGTCGTTGGTGGGCACGTCGACCAACATCACGATCAAGGGATCGTCCGCCGCCACGTCGGCCACAAACCCGCTGGGCACCCTCACTGGCGGGTTCTTGGCTGAACTGCCCGTTGCCTACACGCTCGGAGAACTTGCCACCGTGTCCGTCACCTTCAACGGTGGCACTTGGGCATGGTCGGAATCCTGACCTAAACCAAACCCGAAAGGCCCGACATGAAACTTCACCTGAAGGTCGACATCGGTGACGGCCCGTTCGTCATCACCACCAACCTGCAAACCGTGATCGCATGGGAACGCAAATACCGTAAGAAAGCCGGTGACCTTGCGTCAGGAATCGGCATGGAAGACCTTGCCTTCATGGCGTGGGAATGTTGCAAACGTGACAAGGTGGTCGTGCCCGTCGAATTTGACTCGTTCATCAACCGACTGGTGGAACTTGAGGTCGTGTCCGAAGAAGTGGTCGGCCCTTTCTCCCCGGCACCTACCGACGCTCATTAGCCGAACTGCTAATCAGCACCGGCTGGTGGCCGCCTGATGTACCATTTGACTTCGAGGACGTGGCGACCGTTGCCGCCATCATCAAGGAGCAGAAGCGATGACAGGGCCGACCATGGAAGTGAAGGGTGTCAAGGAAGCCTTGGCGATCCTGAACGCCATGAACAAAAAAACCCGCCGCCAAATCACTACAGATTTCGCGGAAATCGCCAAGCCGATGGTGCAGGAAGCCAAACGCCTGTTGCCCGGCGATGCCCCCATGTCCGGATGGAATCGGTCGTACAAATACAGCACCGGCACTGGTAACGCACTGCTCCCATGGCTGGGTGCCGCAGAGGCCCGTTCTGTCAAAGCGTTTACGTCCGGGTCAAAAAAGAAATCGGCTGTGTTTGGCATGAAATGGAACAGTCGTGCCGCCACCCTGTTTGACATGGCAGGCAAATCCTCGACACCGCAGGGTGCCCAAATGATCAACGTGCTGTCGTCCCGGTACGGCAACCCGTCCCGCACCATGTGGAAAGCCTATGAACAGTCCGCAAGCGACGTTCAGGAACAGTTGCGGAAACTGGTGGAAAAGATCATGAACGAGTCGTCGTACGCCCTTGCATACAAGTACGGCAAGACGACCGTCGCCAAGATTGTGAAGGTGTTCTAATGGCTGTTTCAATCCCCATTGTCACCGAGTTTGTCAACGACGGAATCAAAAAAGCCGAACGAGCGTTTTTCGACATTCGCAAGCAGGTGTCCGAAGCCGAAGGCACCATGGGCAAATTCAAGGCGGCCGGTAAAGCCACCTTCGATGCCGTCGCCAAAAACGCCTTGGTGTTTGCCGCATCCGCCGCCGCCTCCCTCGTCACGTTTGGTGTCAAAGGGGCGATGGCTTTCCAAAACTTGGCTATTGAAGCAGGCAAATTTTCCGACGCTACCGGGCTGGCCGTTGACGAAGCGTCCCGCTGGATAGAGGTAGCCGGGGACATTGGTATTGAGGCCGCCACCGTTGAAACGTCCATCGGCAAAATGAACAAAGAGTTGGGCACCTCGCCCGACAAATTTAGAAAACTTGGTGTTCAACTGGCATACACCAGCGGCGGTGCAGTTGACGTAAACGAAACCTTTCTGAACGTCATTGACCGATTGAACGGCATGAAAAACCCGGCCGAAAAAGCCCGGGTTGCGTCTGAATTATTGGGCAGGGGCTGGCAGTCAATGTCAGAGCTGATCGCTCAAGGTTCCGACCAACTGCGGACAAGTTTGGCTGAGGTCAGCGACGCAAAGGTAATTGACCCGGCGGAATTGGAACGTGCCCGCAAATTCCGCAAGTCAATGGACGACATGCAAGACAGCGTTGGCGACTTGGCAACATCTTTGGGTGAAAACCTGATCCCAATGGTCACCGCACTGGCTGACGGTTTGCTATGGGCAGTCGACGCAGCTAAAAAACTGGGCGATGCCCTGACCTTTTTGCCGCCCGTCTTGGACAAGATCGTTGACACCGATTATGTGCTGAAACAGGGAAAACTGAACCAATCGTGGAAAGAGGGTTACGAGTCGATGGTGGCGGCAGCAACCGCATCCCGCCATCTGTTTATGAGCCTTGATAATACCCGTGATGCCACCAACGAACTGAATTATGCGTGGCAAGCCTTGTTGGGTCAACTTGACAAAGACGAACAAGTTCGGCGGGCACGAGAAGCGGTCACCGAAATGCATGACGCGGCCGTCGAGGCGTTTACCGACCCGTCTAAGGTGAACGCTTGGAAAGATTCGGTGCAGCAGGCTTATGAAGCGGTCGCCCGCCTCATTGAGGCGATCGGACTGACCAGCCAAGAACAGAACCGAATCAAAGTGCTGGTTGATACTGGCGAAATTGAATCCGCGATCCGCCTGCTTGAGATCATGTCTCGTAACCCGGGCACCAGCCTGACGGATGCGATGCGGTTCCGTGGCCCTCGAGCGAACGGTGGGCCGGTCACGGCTAATGGCACCTACCTTGTCGGTGAGCGTGGCCCCGAACTGCTGACCATGGGTGCCCGTGGCGGGTACGTCACCCCGAACGGTGCGATGGGTGCCACGGTGAACGTGACTGTTACGTCCGCCGACCCGAATCAGGTGGTGGCGGCAATCCAACAGTGGACTCGCAACAATGGTGCTGTCCCCTTGACCACGACCACCAGCATCAGGCGATAGACCATGGCAATCAACACGACATGGAAAGTTGAGATTGGCACCGTCGGCAGTCCAATCAACTTCACGTCCCGTGTCATGTCTATGAACATCCGACAGTCCGTCGACGTAAACGTCATCGGCCGTGGCGTATGCGTCATCACCCTGCTGAACAAGGACGGGGCTTTGACACCCGGCGGCGGCGGCACCTACTCGAGCACCGACTGGTTCGCCCAAGGTGTTTATGTCAACGCCTCAACCGACACTGGCGGAGCCGCCACATCGACCGACGTGTTTGACGGCATCGTTGTTGACTTTGATTTACAGGACGACGGCGTGTTCTCCACGGTAACTATTACTGCATTAGACATGCTGACCGTCGGCGGCAAATCGCCCGGCCCGTCGCTGGTGTCGGTCGCATCCGTTGACTATTCGACCGCGTTGCAAACTGCAATCTCTAACGCAACCTATGCTGGCGTAACCCTTTACCTTCCCCTGTTAGGTGGATCCTCATTCACCACAATTGGCACTCAAGTTGGCGGTAACAGCACCTTCAACATCAAATCCGACGTTGCGTTGTCATGGAACAGCCTTGCCGACGTGTGGCAATCATCAGTTGTCCCGTCCGGTAACGATGTCGTGTGGGCTACAACAATCAGCACACTTGCGACATCGCCGCAATACAACTACGCCTTTTGCCCCGACACAAACACTCGAGGGGAAAACACTCGTAACGATTTTGAATTTGATCCGCCAGCCAGTCTGTCCGGTTCAAAACTTCCGTTTGACGACAATGCGTTCACGCAACAATTCAACAATGACACCCTCATCACGCAAGCCATAATTGACGCTAATTACACCGGCTCAACAGCCGTAACAGCGACAAATAGCAACGTCACTGCATACGGCAATCGGGCCGTTCAATACACTGACACGTTGCTGGTGGACTCGACAGCAACCACCAACATGGCGACCAAACTGGTTAACCGTTACGGGGTAAGCAGGTTCAACCCAGTGTCGCTACGCCTCACCGCGTCAATGGTGAAAACAAAGGCGGCTGACGCGGCTGAGTCCAAATGGCGGGCTTTGCTTGGTATCAGCACGGCACACTGGCAAAAAGCCAAGATCACATGGACAGGTTCGGGGGCCGCGTCGCAAACCGCTCTGTGCATGCTCAAAGGTCGGAACATCAACGTGACACCATCTGACACAATCGTTACGCTGGAATTCGGCAACTGGTATGACAATCACGGCTTCATCCTCGATGAAGATGAACTGGACTATGGGAGACTGGGCTAATGGCTACGCAATACACGGCAGGATTATCGGCTGGGCAGGTGTTGACCGCCGCCACGATGAACAGCATCGGAGCCGCATGGGAAACATGGACACCAGCGGTGACGGCTTCCACGACTAACCCCAACCTCGGGTCGACAGGAACAATCACGGGTCGCTACGGTCGAATCAACAAGACCTACTACGGCATCGCACAATTCACCTTCGGCGGAACGGGCATTAGTGCAGGATCAGGCTTCTATTATGTATCCACACCTGCCACCGCCCAAGCGGCAGGCCCGGTCGTTGGCAGCTGGTTCGGATTCGACTCCTCCGCAGGCACCGTTGCGACTGGCGTCCTTGTATTGGACACCACCGACAAGTTCATCTTCTATCGAAGCGGTGTCGGCGGCGGTCAGTATCTCGTTGCGGCTGGTGTTCCGTGGACATGGGCCTCTGGCGACTTCATGCGTGTGAACTTTCAGTTCGAGGCCGCGTAATGAAACTCCCGATCGCGATCATCGGCATGACCGCCGTCCTCATCTGGTGGATCTTCGCATGAGCATCAACCCTTCCAAAGCCCTCATCGCCCTCGTGGCCCTCATCTGCATGACCGTCCTCCTCGCCGTCGGCTCGATTGACACCGACCAAGGTCTTCCGATCATCACGATGATTGTGGGCTACTCGGTTGGCAACGGCATGGCCGCTTTGACCGGCAAACCAGTCGACCCGATCATTAAAAAGAAAGAACCCAAATGATCTCCTCGAGCATCACCGTCACGAGCACCGCCACCCTGCTGGTCGCCGCCACCGAAAACGCCACCCGCACCATTTGGTTGGAAGCAGTCGGCAACGACATCAACTTAGGTGGGTCAAACGTGACTTCCAGCACCGGCCTCACCCTGAAGAACGGCACCCAAACCTATTTGGTGCTCCCACCGCTGAACAGCCTGTACGCCATCACGTCGTCGGGCGAGCACCAGTGCATCATTCTTCAGCCGTCCGGGGACTACTGATGACCGAAGCCACCCGCTTCAAATCGTGGCAAAAGATGGGTGCACCAGCCGCCCCGCACAACGTCAAATCACCCAACCTTGTGCAACTGGTCGCCTACGCCCGCCGCACATGGGGACTGGTCAACCTTGGCATCTACAACCACCGGCCGATCCGTGGCGGCACCTCATGGTCATCCCATGCGTTCGGTGCGGCCGCCGACCTCGGCTACACCGACCGGCACGCCCTCGACACCACCGTGTTCCCGTTCCTGATCGCCAACAGCAAAGAACTGGGCATCCAACGCATCCACGACTACCAGCGGAAACGGTATTGGGAGGCTGGCAAAGGGTGGGTGAACAAATCGCCCGGACAAGGTTTCGCGTGGATTCATGTGGAAACCCATGTGGACGACTGGGCGAACGACACCCCAATCGAAGCAAGGTTATCCACAGGCCGTCCGCCTGTTCGCCCATACCCCGGCAAACCTGTTCGCCGCGGAGCCACCCAAAACCGTGACGACGTGAAAGCCGTGCAACATGTCGTTGGCGTGGCTACGGACGGCAAGTTTGGGGTGGTGACGGAGGCGGCCGTACGCAACTGGCAAACCCTGCATGACCTCAAACCTGACGGCATTGTCGGCCCCATAACATGGGCACGCATGTTCAATTGACGTGACATAGCGGCACGCATCTGTTAGAACCCTCCCGACCTCGGAAACCCGACACGGAGGAACCATGAAACCCAAACACCTGCTTGTGCTATTTGCCGGGCTGACCGCCTCGATGACGGTGGGAGGTGACCTGATTCACCGGCTGGTTGACGACCGGCCCCCGCAAACGAGCGTGGCGACGATCACCCCGCCTGCCAGCCCGCCCCGCACCGTCGTCATTCTGCCTATCCCATCCACGGTGGCATCCACCACCACAATCCCGTCAGAAGCCCCTAAAACGGCTCATGAGGCGATGCAAGCCGATTTGGGCATGCTGATAGCCCCCGACACGCCCTGCCAAGAATGGGCACCGCTGGTGCTGGAGGTCGGCTGGCCTGCTGACGAACTGCAAAACGTGTTGGAGGAGATGTGGCAGGAATCCCGCTGTCTCAACATCATCCCCGGACACCCGAAGTTCAACGGTGGCGACCACGGATTAATGCAGGTGAATAGGGTATGGGAAAACGAGGTCGAGGACATGTTCGGGTCATGGGAGGCGATCAACGACCCGGCCGTGAACCTTGCGATGGCCCTCGAGATTTGGCGTTGGCATGACCAGCATCGCGGCTGTGGTTGGAAGCCGTGGAGCCGCCCGTGTTAGATGTCAACCGACCCGACTGGATGACCAAAGCCGCCTGCATCGGTGAACCTCGAGACCTGTTCTTCCCCGGCCCCGGACAAGACGGCATCCGCAAAACCAAACAGGCCAAACAGATTTGTCGTACCTGCCCGGTCGTCAACGACTGCATCGAGTACGCCATGTCGTTCTCACCCCGCTCCCTGATCGGCATTTGGGGTGGCACCACCGAACGCGAACGCACCCGCATCCACAAATCCACCACAGGCCTTGTTTATACTGGCCGACGTACCCGACCATAAGGAGAACCGATGCCCGACAACATCGACCCGCTTGCCCACGTTCTGCGTGAAGCGACTGCCGCCATGGAGCAGGCCACCCACCAAATCCAAACGCTGGTGGCCGACATTCAACGCCTACGCCTTGAGCGTGACGTACTGCGACGTGCCCTCTACGAATGTGCTTACTGCTTGCACAGCCTCGACGTGATGCCGTCCGCCATGACCAAGACGACTGCTGACACGATCGTGCAACTGAACCTTGGCGGCTTCAATGATTGACCGGCCCCGCCTTCAACGCCCCACCGCTGGAGCGTGCTGTCGATGCGGCCGTCCGATCGCCGGTGACGACATCTTTCATTGGTCGCCCGGCTCATGGAGCGTGTGGTGCTTCAAGTGCTACAAAGCGGAGCACTATCACAATCTCGTCAGACTGCAACAGGAGGATGATCGTGGGGTTTGACCTGTCCACCTATGCCACCGTGGAGGAGCGGCTGGCCCTGTTTTGGGCCGCGAACCCTGACGGTCGGATCCTGTCCGAACTTGTCCGTATGGACGACCACGCCTGCCTGTTTCGGGCTGAGGTGTACCGCCATCGGGACGACCCGCAACCGACTGCCACCGGCTTTGCTTATGAGGAGAAGTCTGACCGTGGTGTGAACGCGACCAGCCATGTGGAGAACTGCGAAACGTCCGCCATCGGTCGTGCTCTTGCTAACTGGATCTATCAGGCTGGCAAACGGCCCTCGAGGGAGGAGATGGGCAAGGTGGAACGCATGGGCGGGGCACCAGCACCGTCCGGGGACGGCCCGTCCGACGCACAGATCAAACTGTTGCGTGCGTTGAAGTATCAGGGCGACCCTCGAGCACTGTCACGCCGTGAAGCATCCGCCGAAATAGACCGATTGAAAACGGAGCACCCATTCTGATGACTCGACGCAAAGGTTTAGACATGGCAAACAAACGTCGCTGGATGGACAGTTTGTATCGGCATAACTGTCGCGTAGACATGGCAATGAAAATGGAACGCAAACAATGTGCAGATTGCGGACTAGCGGTCACAGAACACAACTCAATTGCGTTTGATTGGGATCACATTGACCGCACAACAAAGTTCAAGGAAGTCTCCAAACTACGCAACGGAAGCACTCTGCAAATGTTGAACGAAATCGCCAAGTGTGCTTTGCGTTGTGCAATTTGCCATCGCATCAAGACGTACGTTGAACGTGAAAATGAGCCAGCATTTACGGCTGAAAATACGCAAATGAGTTTGTTCTGATGAGCGACAACCCGACACTCTTTGACGAACTGACCGCACCGACCCGTGCGACTGATCCGCAAACGTCCCGTGACGCGGCCGCCACAGTCAACGTCACCAAAGGTCAACAAACCGTGCTTGCCGAGTTCCGTATGTATCGACGGCTTACCGACGAACAGTTGATTGAAGCCCTACGCATCCGAGCAACCTCATGCCCCGAGGCACGTTTGTCGGATTCGGGTGCACGCTCGAGACGTGCTGAACTGGTCGCCAAGGGCATGCTGGTGGATTCGGGCGATCGGGGACGCACACAGGCTGGTCGTGCCACCATCGTTTGGGCATTGGCGTGACCGAATCAGAGTTTCAGTCGGCGGTGATTGAGGTGGCTCGTCTGCGTGGCTGGCTGGTCATGCATCAACGTCCCGCACAAATCCGCCCCGGACGATGGGCAACCGCCATCCAAGGTGACGCAGGCTTCCCTGATCTTGTGTTGGCACGCCCTCGAGCAGGGGAACTGATCTTCGCCGAATTGAAGCGTGAGAAGGGCCGCGTGTCCGTCATGCAAAAGGTGTGGTTGCGAACCTTGGCGGCTACAGGGGCGGAGGCGTACTTGTGGTACCCGTCTGACATGCCCGAGATCGTCGCACGCCTGTCCGCTGTCGGCTAACCTGCCCGATTCACAACTGAACCACCACCCTGACGGGTAGGCATACAGCCCTGACCGGACACTGAACCCGGCTGTGGGAATACACGGAAACGTGGGTGTGCCCTCATGCGTCGACGTGAGGGATCAGCGTTTCCAAACGTCAAATGGTGAATGGTGTCCGCCCTATTCAAACCGGCTACCAAGACTGCTTGTCTGAAGTGTGGGGGGCACAACACCACCCACGCACGCAGGTATGGTTGAGGATGCAAGCCCGAGGAACGAGGGCGAAGCATCGACCCAACGAACGAAGTGAGGCGGGAGCCAATGCCCAAACGAACCAGCGACCCGACCTACCTCGCCAACCGGCGACGACTGCTGGCCGACAACCCCCAATGCCACTGGTGCGGCCAACCAGCAACAGAAGC